TACGGGACGTTCTACGGAGTTTTCGACCCTATGGTGATAACAAGGTCTCTTCGAGAGTTCAGAGCCGACAGAGAGAAACTATTGCGGTTCTATGAGGACAAGAAACGGCAGGAGGAAAAGGAACGGGAGAGAGAGCTACGTGAAAAGGAGAAAGCGACACCCGATCAGATTCAAGAAATTATCGACAAATACAGCAAAAAGGAAAGTTAAGTATGAAAGACATAGAGCTTTACAACGATTCGTTCCAGAATTATAAAGTCTATGGGCTGCCAAAAGCGCAGCTGATTATAGCCGATGTGCCGTATAATTTGGCGAATAACGCCTACGCCAGCAACCCCGCATGGTATATCGACGGAGACAACAAGAACGGCGAGAGCGCATTGGCAGGCAAACAATTCTTCTCGTCCGACAGCGAGTTCCGTCCGGCCGAGTTCATGCACTTCTGTTCAAAAATGCTCGTGAAAGAGCCGAAAGAAGCCGGCAAATCCCCCTGCATGATACTGTTCTGCGAATACGAACAACAGTTCAAATTCATAGAGTTAGGACGCAAATACGGGTTAAATCACTACATACCGCTGGTTTTCCGCAAGGACTTCTCTGCGCAAGTGTTGAAAGCAAACATGAAGGTCGTCGGCAACTGCGAATACGGTCTTATCCTTTATCGGGACAAGTTGCCCAAATTCAACAACAACGGGAGAATGATTTTCAACTGCTTCGATTGGGTGAGGGACAACACCACGCCCAAATGCCACCCTTGCCAGAAACCTGTCCCGCTTCTCAAACGGTTGATAGAGATATTCACGGACAAGGGCGATGTTGTCATCGACCCGTGCGCAGGAAGCGGCACAACCCTGTATGCGGCGGCCTCATTGGGAAGAAAGGCATATGGCTTCGAGGTCAACAAACAGTTCTATAACGACGCAAATGAAAAGGTCTTGAAAAGAATACAAGTCAGTTTATTTCAATAAATTATAAAATCATACAGATATGGGAGAAATAGAACTTATGAAAGGAGGAGAGCAATGATTGAACGATTAAAATGCTGTATCAACATTCTGTTTGCAAAGCAATATATCGTTTTTACGGCAGACAAATACAAGATAGGTAAGTTCGGATCAGGATATATCCGTACAACTAATAAAGCATTCTTACAAGCGGCTATTGAGGTTATAGAGGAAATAGACAGTCATCTAGTTGAAGTTAATGAGAAAAATTGATAGGTAATGAAAATAGAAGATATTGAAAAGAAGTCATTAGAATATGCCAAAACAGCAACCCCATCTTGTGTCTTTGGAGATTTTGATAAGTACGCAATAGCTGATGCTTTCGAGCATGGTGCAAACTGGCGGATAAATTCAGTGTGGCATGAGGTAAGTGAAGAACCCGAAAGGAATAGAATATATCTTGCTCAACTTGGAGACAGTGCCTTTGATACCTTTTATGACTCTGGAAATTGGGTAAAATTTTCACGTGGAGTTAACATGCAACGTTGGGCATATGTAGAAGACTTGTTACCAAATAAACAGGAGGAATAGCAATGAGAAAAACGATATTAGATGCCTGTTGTGGGGGAAAGATGTTCTACTTCGACAAACATGACGAAAGAGTTCTTTTTCAAGACATTCGAAAGGTATCTACTCATTTATGCGATGGTAGATTATTTGAAGTAAATCCCGACATACAAGCCGACTTTACAAATATGCCCTATGAGGATAAATCTTTTTCGATGGTAGTTTTCGATCCGCCTCACTTATTAAGGAATGCTGGAAAGTCAAAGATGGCAGATATGTACGGAAGTTTGAACGAAAAAGCATCGCCAACAGGCTACCAACAAATTAAATATGGAGCTCTGTATTCAGATTGGCGTGATATGCTGGCAAAGGGATTTAAAGAATGTTTTAGAGTCCTGAAACCCGGAGGATTTTTGATTTTCAAATGGAACGAGACCGACATCAAAGTGTCGGAAGTTCTCAAACTCACACCTGAAAAACCAATATTCGGGCATATATCCGGCAAACGATCTAATACACACTGGATTTGTTTCATGAAAGAAATTATAAAGGAGGAATAAGATATGAAGATTAAATTATTGAAAAGATTAAGGAATGATATTTTACAAAATTTTGAATATCATGATGGTGGATGGAGTGGATATTATAGAGTTATCTATAAAGGAACGAGATACGAGTCAGAAATAGTAAGCGGTTTAAATTATTTTCTTACAGGTGGATACTGGTTTATTAGAAAAGTTATTATCGAAGAAATAAAAAAAATGAGAGAAAAGTCTGATATTAAATTTATGTATATAAAAAAAGATAGTTAGATGATTAAAGGAGGAATAGAGGTTGAAAGACTTAAAAAGAAAAGAATATGACAGTACAAGAATTGATTGACGAACTTGAAAAAGTGGAAGATAAGTCAAAACTTATTAAAGTAGCTTCGCTTTATGAGACTAATGATATAAATCGTACAGTTAATAGCGATTATGTATTTATAATTTGGATTTAATTAATGGCGATTGAAATATGAAGAAAATAATGTTCAATGATAAAAACGGACTCACACAAGCCGTACTTGAAGGTATAAAAACTCAGACAAGGCGGATAATGAATCCACAACCGGAGGACTGTTCTACGGTACATCGTTGGTATAAATCAGCATATTGGAAGGACAAACCCATGAGTTTGGTTGTCAACGAAGATGGTAGTGTTTATTGTGAGTTCTGTGGTTATGGAGCAAAGCTGGAAGGTGGTAGCATATTCCGACTCCCGTATAAAGTAGGTGAAATCGTAGCCGTCGCTCAAAGCTACAATTCCTTTTACAATGATGAGTGCAATCCTAATTTATTCCCAAACGGTGCAGGCTGGACAAATAAAATGTATGTGAAGCCAGAGCTAATGCCCCACAGAGTCAGGATAACAGCCGTAAGAGTGGAGAGGTTGCGGGATATATCTGATGTTGATTGTATGGCAGAGGGGATTAATTACTATGAGCAAGAGGGTTTTTCTTGGTGTTCAACGGGAAAATTATTTGATACACCTCGTGAAGCCTATGCTGCACTAATTGATAAAGTAAGCGGTAAAGGCACATGGGAGAGAAACCCCTATGTATTTGTGTATGATTTTGAATTGGTAAAGTGAAATTATGGAAGTAGATAAAATAAAGGCATTTGATTATATGCTCCACCTTTTTGAGGAGTGGCGGGATAATCATGAAACGATTAAGGGCAAGCCGTTTCCTAAACTTACAGCCATGAAACTGCTGTTTTTGGCTGCTGCTCCTAAGAAAGATAGAGGCGATGACCTTTTGGATATATTCGATAATTTCTATGCTGTGCCATATGGCCCGGTGGAGAGTGATGTATATAATGCAATGTGCGAAGATAAACTTCCTTCGTTTTCGGTTAAATATCGTAGTATTGAACCAAGAGAAGGTGCGGAACCATATAACGCAAAAAGATATAATGACAAATTTTATCACAGAGTAAGAAATGCGGTAAATGACCTGAGAGAGAAAAATGAAAAATTGGTATTACTAAATGCTTTTGAACTAGTAGAGATTACTCATAGATGGTCTAGTTGGGATCGGGCGATGGATTTTGCTGAATTTATGGGGCAAATGAGTGCCAAGATGTCTATTGATTCTATTAGGGATTCAAGCAAGATATTCGATTTAAAATGAAATATAATCATGGAAGGAAAAGAAGTAGGAGTAGAGATGAAAGGGAATGCCTGTACATTCCCATAGAAAGCGAAATCACGCACTTTTCTTATCGCTCACCAAGAACGGCAGAAAATGCGGATTTTCCCACTTTCATTTTGAACTTGATCTTTCACATTAACACCTCCTTTCCGTTCTGCCTGCCGACCTGTATCGACAAGCTATAAGTTGCACCCTGTCAAGTGCAACTAAAAAAAGCCCAAAGTTACAGGACATTGGGCTTAATGTCTTTCTCACACGAGAATGGACAAGATGATGGCGAATGACAGTCCGCCGGATCGGAGGTGTTAATGTTCCGAATCAAGTTCGATGCAAATATACTTCGATATTTAGTTATCAAATATCAAATTAACTCTTTTAATAGTTTAGTTAACATTGTTATATTATGAGTAAAAAGAAAATCTACATCTCCCTACCTATTACCGGCAGGGACTTCGATGAAGTGGAAAGTGAAATACTATACGTTTCGGGAGTCCTCGAAATGAAAGGATACCGTGTCGTCACACCGATAGACTTCGACGTGAACCCCGATTTGGACAAACCCTATCATGAACTTCTGGGAAACGATATAAAGGCTCTTATGGAATGCGATGCGATATGCCTTTGCCCCGGTTGGGAAAAATCCAAAGGCTGCCAGTTAGAACATTTTGCGGCCAAACTATGGGATAAAGAGATAATTGAATTTGAACGATTAAAATACAGTAAGATATGGAAAGAAAAGTAGGAGAAATATTTGAGTACAACGGAGAATGGTATCAGTGTATTCATACAAAATCTCTTGGATGTGAGAATTGTGATTTAGCTACCAAGAGTGATATTCATTGTAGTGATGTATTTGAGATAAGAGGAGAATGTTTATCATGTTATAGAAAAGATGGTAAATCTGTAATCTTCAAGAAACTTGAAAAGGTCGGAGATCCTATTAGGATAGAGAATAATCATACCAGAAAATAAAGGTCCCTGGTGCTCTTTGTAATAATTGTGCTTTTTGTGATAATTTTTCAGAAGGCTCTGAGAAGGGGCGACTTCGCTCTGAAATAAAGCAAGAATTTACTTGCTAATCAGATTGATTTTTAGTATATTTATATAAGTTTTAGGTTATTGTTTTAGGATATGAGCAAAGGTAAATTTAACGATGTCAAAGATGACATCATCTCCTATATAAGGGAGGGGGATTCTAATATCTTAGCCTGTAAAAAGGTTGGTATTAGCAAAGAAACATTTTATACTTGGATAAATGACAAACCTGACTTTTCTGACTCTTTAAAAAAGGCGAGAAAAGAGTTTCGTGAAACTATCGTTCAAACGTTGGAGCAATCACTTTGGAAGCGTGCTGCCGGTTATGAGATTGAAGAGTCTAAAAATGAATATAGAACTTTAAAGGACGGGGGGGAAGTGCTTGTAAAGTCAAGCAAAATAACGAAGCACTTCCCTCCGGATACTGGTGCACTTATATTTGCTTTGACGAACTTAGACCCTGAAAATTGGAAAAACAGACAGGATAACAGGCTTTCTGTCGATGATGGCATAAGCGGATTTAAAATATCTGTTGTACATAAAGAAGGTACACCACCGATAGCCAACAGTGAAGATGACATCGCCGACTGACATATTCGCAACCTTGCCTTTATTTGACAGCATGATGAATAGTAACGAGCGTATAATAATTAATCAGGGTGGAACGTCTTCTGGCAAAACCTATACGATATTGCAGTTGCTAGTATATTATGCTCTCTCGTTTGTCAATAAAGTTATAACGGTTGTCGGACAAGATATACCTAACTTGAAGAAGGGAGCATATCGAGATGTCAAGACGATAATAGGTAATAGCGATTTTTGCTCTGATAAGTTCTCGTTCAACGAGAGCGACAGAGTTGTAAAGTGCGTTACCGGTTCCATAATAGAATTTGCTTCGTTTCAGAATGAGCAGGATGCCAAGAGTGGAAAGCGAGATTATTTGTTTGTCAATGAAGCTAACGGTATACCTTATCCTGTATATTGGCAGCTTGCCATTCGTACAAGAAAGCAGATATTTATCGATTATAACCCGACAGCTCGTTTCTGGGTACATGATAAGATAATAGGGAAGCCAGAAGCAAAGCTATTCATTACTGATCATCGCCACAATACTTTTCTCTCCGAAGAGGAGCATGATAAGATAGAAGGGATTGAAGATAAGGAGCTTCACCGTGTATATGCGAGGGGAAAGACTGGAAGACTCCGAGGTATGGTTTATGACAATTACGATATTGTCGATTCTATGCCTGATAATTACAAGGGTAGATGGTTGGGACTTGACTTTGGATATAACGATCCAACGGCATTGGTTGATGTTCGTTTATCTGGTGGCGATTTATGGATTGATGAGGTTCTATTTGAAGGAAAGGTAACCAATCCCGATATTTCGAGAGTTGTTCGACAGAATGGAATGGCATCCATTACCATTATCGCCGATAGTGCAGAACCTAAGAGCATAGAGGAATTGAAGAGGTTCGGGCTTAGGATAGAGGGAGCGAAGAAAGGGAATGATAGTATAAGACTAGGTATTTCGGTATTGAAAAGATATAAGTGGCATGTGACGAGGCGAAGTACGAATATAAGGAAAGAGCTGGCAAATTATAAGTGGAAAGAAGGAGATGATGGAGAACCTACAAATGAGCCTATCGAATTATTCAATCACTCGCTAGATGCTATCCGCTATGTAGCTCTCAATAGATTGTTTACACCGCCACAACATAAGAAGATATTTAAACTCGGAAATATATGAAAAGAGAAAAAAGAAAAACATGTACGACGGCTCATTTTTTAGCCATCATGGAATGTTTAACCGAAGAATCGGTAGAAAGTGTAAAAGGAGCTAAAAGAGTTTCTACATTCAAAGGAAAACCATTAAAAACAGACATAAACGGTATTATGTACGGTGAATTGTTGCAGTTAATGGAAATAAAGACGACCTCGGAAGAATTTATAAAGCCAATGCAGATTGTTGAGGAACTTACCGAGGAGGAAGTTTTGAAAGCTGATATATCTGTCACGGCTGGATATAGAAATTGGATTATAGATGAGGTTAAGAGGGTTTCCAAAATGTTTGAGGCGCTCGGTGAAACAATGAGTTATTCATCGGAAGAGATAGCCGCAGGAGTAACATCGTTGAATTTTGGCACATTCGGTATTGTCGATTCTTATGCAAAACGTATGGGAATAATAGATCATGATTATGTTCTTCAATGTGTGCCGTGGGTAGTTATCTATCAATGTATGAAGATGGATAACGAAGTAGTAGCTTATCAAAGGAGGTTGAAAAAGTTAATTTACAAGAAAAAATGATGGAGGATAAGATAAGGGAGATCGTAGAGGCTATGGGCTTCTCTTTCTCAATAGGAGATATATATCATTTGAACCAGTGGCTTCAACAGCCGGAACAACTTCCTGCCGTATTGTATGTAATGCCTATCAATGGAGGAGGAGAAATAACAGTTTCGGGAATGTTGAAGAAGAATATAGAGCCTTTGTTATTCTTTCTCGACCATGAGGGAATAGATCCGGAAGGAGAAGATACGAATACTATTATAGAGCGAATGCGTTCTGCCGTTGAGGAATTCGTTGTTCGGGTAAACGACACCCGATATTTTGAACCAATAACCGCATGGAGTTGCCATGATGTAATCAGGGATATGGCGATACAGTGTTCAGGAGTATCAGTTTCTTTGAATCTTAAAGAATCGACAGGAAAATGCGTATAAGGGAAATTCTACAAGAAGAATTGGAGTGGCTCAAAGGCAAGATTGTAGAACAGCTGAGAGCTACCGGAACAACGGTAACGGGACAGACGGCCGATAGTATCGAGGTATATATAGAAGGCAATGAAAAGGAAATCGAAGCCTATTTACTAGGGCGACCTGCATTTTCCACGGTTGAGAAAGGTAGGGCTGCGGGGGGTGTTCCATCTAATATGGTAGATATTATCAGGCAATGGATTATTGACAAAGGAATATCGGTAAGGCAAGTTCCATACATTCGCCAACCGTCTGAGAACTGGCAACAGAAATATACGGTCGAGGAAAGAAGCCTGAATATGGCAGCGGGAGCTATAAGCCATACGATAGCCACAAAGGGTACGAAGCTATATAGGGAAGGAGGACGAGCAGACATTTACACTCCCTTTATAGATGAGTTTCTTAGACGGGTAGAAGATAAGATTTATTTAGAGTATAAACTTGAAATATTAGAAAGATTATGATTCTTAATGGTAGTAATGAATTTACGCAGATTGAACTGAATGATATTGGCTATGTATTTTCTCCGAACATAGTTCAAATTGGTGCGCCAATGACTGAAATTAATAAAGTTGAAATATCTATTGCAGATAAAGAGCGGAAATCATATAGGGAGACATGGGTGTTCAACGAGGTTACAGTGGCTAAAAGAGACATAAGTTATATTTTACGTGAATTTATTGATTTAGAAAGATTAAATCCATTTTCAGACGGAAAATCAGAAACATGTGTTAATACGTTGAGTTTATCATTTAATGTAATTACAAATGATGGTACAGATGTATATAGTATAAATAATTATACGATTATATTTGGTGCGATGATACCTTATGATTCTATATTTGATAGAGGTCGTAGTATAAAGGTAAAGAGTTTCGTTAATTTCCCTTTTTCTTTGGACTTTCCTTTAATGATAGGAGGAGCAGTTAAATATTCTAATGAATCAGATATTAGATACAGACATCGAGAACCTGGGAACGCATTGATTAGTCTTAATTCATCGGGTGTGTATTATGGCAATTATACAGTTTCAATGCTTAAATCATTTAATACTAATACATATAATAATTATCCATTCGTTTTATTAAATCAATCGTCAAATGTTAAGTATGAGGTAGATATAGATACTTGTATAAGTGGGATATATCTTATGTGGCTTAATCATTGGGGAGGCAAGAGCTATTTCCTTTTTAAGAAAAAAGGAGATATGCTTAAAGTTGATGGAGAAGAATATAATAAAAAAAATATTTACGATTCACGATTGAACGATACAGTGAATCAATTGAATAAAACTGCGAAACGGGTATTAACCCTCGCTCTCCCATTGGCTGAAAAAAATATATATGATTATGTTGAAGAAGTGTTATATTCCCCGATGGTCTACATGTTTGATATAAACGCAAATGCGTTTATCAGAGTAAATGTACAGACTGGGGATTTTGAGCGGACGAGTGCTGAACTTCAAGATTTTGTTTTCAAGATTGAATTACCCGAAGAGTTAACAATAAAGATATGAAAGAGGAACTATATATCAAGGGTGAAAGTGTCGATTTGGGCGACAGTGAGATAACACTCAATTTCAAGAGCAATTTGTTGGGGGACATTTCCAAGATAACAGCCTCGAACAGTTATACGATAAAGTTACCGAGGACGAATAAGAATATACGGCTGTTGGATTTTCCAGATGTTGCCGGTCATGAGAGTTACATGATGAGGGACTATTTCAATGCGGAGTATTACAGGAATGGGGTAAAGCTATTTGACGCAAAGGCTGTTCTTATATCGTGTAGCGAAGATGGGTTTGATGTGGCCTTAACTTGGGGAATGAGTGAGAAATTTATTCAGCTCATGAACGATGATAAGAGCATACAGGAGTTTGCCGATATGGCTTTGCCGTGGAACAGCTCTACGACATACGACAACGGACTGGTTAACGGTCAGCTGTCACACGGTTATATCCGTCATAATGCGGGTATAGATGTTGATTCCAACCGAGACAAGATATTTATACACCCGTCGGTCAATTGCATGAGGCTGTTGGAAGAAATAGCCTCATATTACGGTCTTACAATGGATTGGGGAAGCTATAAACAATATATAGAACTGTTGTACTTGCCCCTCATCTCACAGAAAGCAAGCTCGAAGTATAATTTTTTTGAAGCGAATATTACAGGTACACTTGATAGTGATATTAAGTATGTAAAATTTACCCAAATAAATAGAGTTGATGGTATAAATATTTCTAATACAGAAACATACGGAGATGTTGTTAGAATATATGAAACATCTCTTGACTGGGAATTAGACATCCTTATTTATACAAATAAACATAATACTCTTAATGTGGTAGAATTAGCCTTTTATTCAAATGCACAATATATTAAGAGTTTACAAATTAGCTCAAATGATATTGGATTGTGTGCTTATAAAGGAGTTATACCTTTTGATATTACAGAATATAGTAATATAACAATTAGAATACGTATAAACAATGGGGCGTTATTAGGTATTATAAAAAGTTATATAAAAATTTTTAGCGAAGATGTTCAGTCTGTATCTTATAACCAATATTACCCGATCGGCTCGAACCTGCCGGATATATCGGTTGTCGATTTCATAAAGCAAATATGCTGGCTGTTCGGCTTGTTCGCCATAAAAAGCGATACCGGTGTCTCTTTCATATCCGTAAACAAGATAATAGATAATAGATACAAGGCGGTCGATTGGAGCAAGAAATTAGTCCCGACAGGGTGGACGGCCAAAGAGACCTCGTACACGTTTGGGGACTTTGCACAGAAGAACTATTTCCGTTACGAGGAGAACGAGAACGCCAAGAGTGCAGACGGCTATATGGTTGTGCAAAATAAGACTCTCGACCATGAAAAAGACTTAGTGAAACTCCCTTATACTGCCGGGGGTGACAATGGGGACATGAGGGCTGTTCCATATTTCAAATGGAGCGAAGACGGTACAACAGTAGAGCTTGAAGATTGCGGAGACAGGATTATGCAGCTTGTAATCTCTTTTGACAGTCAAGGCAAGGAGGATGCCCGTTTGGACTTTTCAGACCTTAAATTTCAAAACCGAGTATCACGTTTCGGCCTATCTTCTTATCAAGACCACATCAAGTCGCCGTTTGTGATTAAGGACACATTCAGGCTTACTGAGATAGATTTGAAAAACCTCGATTACACGATACCTGTATATATAGAGCGATATGCTGCATTTTTCGCTATTATATCTATAAAGTCGCAAGGTGATTATTCAGAGTGTGAATTACTTAAATTATTATGAATACTATAAATGTTTTAGGTTATGGCAGAGAAAGAGATTATCCTCAATGTTAAAGTACAAACAAATACAGAGGCAGCGATTAAACAAATAATGGAGCTGAATACCCAAATAGAAAGGGAAAAGAATTTGCAAAAAGAGTACAACCAATGGTTAAAGGAAGGGACTGTTTCTTGGGAAGAATATAATCGGGAAATGGAGCTTTCAAAACAGCATGTTACCGAATATTCTACAAAGATACGAGCTCTTAGGAAAGAGATTCAAAATAATATTAAAGTTGAATCGGATTTAAGAGGTTCACTTGTTCAACTGCGTGCGTCTTTATCCAATCTGACTGCCGAATATGACAATCTAAGTAAGGCGGAACGGGATTCGGCGAAAGGGAAAGAATTACAAGACAAGATTAATGCTGTTACAAAAGAGCTTAAAGGAGCAGAAGAGGCAACCGGTCGATTCAACCGGAATGTAGGTAACTATGAAAATGCAATCAAAAGCGTATTTGGGAACAATCAGCTTGTTGCAGGAATTCAGGCTGTAAGGAATGGTATTATAGGGATAAGCAAGGCTTTTGATCTTCTTAAATCTCACCCGGTAATTGCTGTTATAAGTGTCATTACGGCATTATTCTTGAAACTGGCAAATTCAGCAAAGAACAACGAAGAACAATATGTTAAGTTGCAGCAGGTATTGGCTCCGTTGAAAATGGCAATGGACGGAATAACAAGGGTTGTGGAATCTATTGTAGATGTTTTTCTTTCTGCCGCACAAGCTGTTACTGGTTTGGTGGGTGCTTTTTTGGATTTTATTGGAGTAGGAGATAGCATAAATCAAAATTCAAAGGATTATATAGAACTTGAAAAGCAGAAATTAGATTTAGCCAATAAAGAAAGGAGCGACCTTGTAGAGAATGCGAAATTAAGTATGGAAGCCTCTGATTTGAGAGCGAAATCTGCTCAGAGGGATAAATATTCAGCAGAAGAACGCATACAATTCTTGAATAAAGCCATAGATAAGGAAAAAGCTATGGCAGATAATGAGTTGGAACAAGCGAAACAGAGATTAGAAATAGCTAAAAAAGAAGCTGAGCGAACAAAAAATAGTAAAGAAGTGAATGATGAATTGGCACAAGCAGAAGCTAATTTGTACAATGTTCAAAAAGAATATAATACAAAAACAAGGGAGTTATATTCACAACGTTCAGAGGCTCAAACTAAATTAAATCAAGAGGAGGAACAACGGTTACAATTAGTGCAAGAGCGTTCGGATAAAGAGCTTGCAGCTATGCGTGCTCTCCGTGATTCTGAAAACGCACTGATTGCCGATAGTGTGGAGAAACAGAGAGCAGCCATAAATTCAAGTTATGATGATCAGATAGCAGATTTAAGGAAGCGGATGGAAACAGAAGAAAATCTGACAGATCAAGCCAGAGCGGCAATGAGTGCCACGATTGAGAACTTGGAGAAGAAGCGCACAGCAGAACTGGCTGAATTGAATGAGGAATCGATTCGGGAAAAGTTAGAGCAAGAAGCTGCTTATATTGAGCAGAGGCTTCAATTGGCAACAGAGGGTACAATTCAGGAATATAGTTTGAAAGCTGAACAGCTCAAAAAGGAAAAGGAGATAGAACTATCCAATACAAAACTGACTGCCGAGCAGAAACAACTGATTGAGGACAGTTATCAAAAGAAGCTCGACGAAATGACATCTGAGTATGAGCGGAAAAAGCAAGAGAAAGCTATGGAAGCATTGGAACTCGAATTGTCCAACAGGTTAGCAGCCGCCAAAATAGCCGGAGAAGATGAGTTGCAAGTCGAGCTTGAAAATGCCAAGAAACGGCTTGATTCCTTACAGCAGTTAGAGGGAGAAAGCGATGCCGAGTTCAAAGCCCGACAACTCGAAGCCCAGCAGGAATATTTGGATGCCAAAGAGGAACTTGCCCAGAGGGAAATAGAAATAGAACAAGCGAAGTTCGAAGCGGCATCTCAAATTACAGGAGCTCTATCGGGATTATTCGATCAGCTTGGAGAGGACAACAAGGCATTTATGATTTTATCGAAAACATTAGCATTGGCGGAAGTGGCTATTAACACAGGAAAAGCAATATCTTCGGCTGTTGCGGAGGCTGCCAAAGGTCCATTTGGTATTGCAAAAGCAGTTTCTTTAATCGCGACGATAATCTCCAATATGACAACTGCGATAGGAATTATAAACTCGGCCAAGTTTGCCGATGGTGGTCTTGTAGAAGGTCCCGGAACGGGAACGAGCGACAGCATACCCGCTATGTTGTCTAACGGTGAGAGCGTGATGACAGCAAGAGCTACCTCCATGTTCGCTCCGCTACTGTCTGCTATTAATGTAGCCGGAGGAGGCGTGCCCATACAAGTTCGGGAAAAAAGCAGTCAAGCTCTCGGCGAGGAGATGATTGCACGAGCCATTGCACGAGGCATGCAAGATGTCCACCCGATTGTTTCCGTTACGGAGATTAACAAGGTGGGTTCACAAGTTAAAGTGGTAGAGAATTTAGGTTCCATTTAATTGTTTAATTCATGAAAGTACACGAATGTATAGAAATAAGCCGTCCCATATTGGAGGCGATGAGGCGCGCCGGAGTCAATCTGGACGATGTTAAGTACCTTGAAATGTACAAGCGTTTCCTAACGATGAAGGGAGAAGGGTTAAAAGTGTCTTATATCGCCGAGAAATTGAGCGATGAGTACCAGATAAGGCCTAGGAAATTCTATTACATCTTGAAAAAGTTCGATTCCGTTGTTTAATTATATGTGTTGTGTTTCGAGTGGCGTGTGTCCGTGAGGATATGCGCCATTTTTTTTTGCTGCAAAATCCGTGCAGTTGAATCCATTCTTATCATTCTGTTTGATAGGTTATTCATTCGTAAATTTGGAATAAACCAATGATTGGATAATGGTATTAAAAATATATTCTCAAATAGCGAACGAGTCGGAAAAAGCATTATTGCAGTTTTTCGGGGACAATGCAGTTTCTTTCATCGATGTAGACGATTTTGTAAGCCAGATACCGGAAGATGACGATTCGATAGAGGTGCGCATTCATTGTCCGGGCGGCGATGTCGCCGAGGGCTGGGCTATCGTTGACAAATTGAGGGCGACCGGCAAAAAAATAATAACGGTGGTTGACGGAGTGTGCGCCTCTATGGCGACGATAGTCCTGCTCGCAGGTTCGGTACGTAAAGGATATAAGAACCAGAGGCTTCTGATTCACAATACCCGCTTCTGTGATTTTTATATAGAGAATGCCACGGCGGAAGAACTGGAAGCCAAAGCTAATGATTTGAGGTCGGAGGATAATAAGATTCTTGACTTCTATGTAGAGCGCACGGGGGCTGATAGGGAAGTTCTCTCCACTCTGATGAAAGAGGAACGCTATATAAGCATGCAGGAAGCTAAGGATTTGGGATTCATAACGGAAATAATCGAGCCGATTTCGGCTATTTCCAATACAAACAAAAATAAAAAAAACATGAGTAAAAAGAATCTGAAAGATGCGCTGAATGTGTTGGCGCAAGCACTCGGTTTGTCAGGTGCAAAAGACATCGAGCTACAAACTGAGGACGGGCAAGTATTGACAGTAGAGCGAGAAGAAGGAGACCCGGAGGTAGGTGATGCCGCCAGCCCTGACGGGGAATGGTTGATGCCCGATGGGAGAACGATTATCGTATCTGACGGCGTGATTACCGAGATTCGTGAAGCTGTCCCTGATGGAGGCGAAGATGTGGAAGCACTTAAAGCTGAGATTGCTCGACTTACAGCGGAGCTGGAATCAGAAAGAGCGAAGGGAAAAAGCGACGAGGAGTCTGCTATTCTAGCCCAAGTTAAAGCGGCAGGGGGCAAACAATGGCTTGACAGAGTGACGACTAGCAATTATGTGCCACCTAAACCAAATCTGGCTAGAAAGAAAGAGCAGGTAGCAGAGGAAAACGTCCTTGAAAAGGAATTAAGGGAGAGGAAAGAGAGAGCGAAAGCCCATGAGGCTGAAAAGCGAAAAAGGAAATAGGTAATATTAAGAGATTGTTTAGGTTATTATGGGAACTTTTAAAGATTTGACCCCTGATAATGGGGCGATAAAAACGTTGCAGGAGTTAATTCCGATGACAACGTTCAAGGACGAAAGCCTTGAAGCGCTATTTACATTGATGACTAGTGCGAGAAACGGGAAGAAATTAGGGTTCATAGGAGATATGGAAGATGTCGGAACGAAACTGACCAACCGTTGTAATCCTACTTATGTATCTGCTTCCATTGATGCGAACGAAAAAGAGTGGGAATTGGGAGAATGGGAAATACCCTTAAAGCTCTGTTATGACGATATTATGGGTACAGTAGCCGAATATACGCTGAAAACAGGCACGGATAAGGGCGACATGACCTCTATCGAATATATGAATGTTGTCTATCGACCTGCGTTGGAAAAGGCCATGATAAATATGATGTGGCGGTTAATTTGGTTCGGCGACAAGGACGCAAAGAATATAACCGAAGGAAGCGGTCAGATAACAGACGGGGTTAATACTAACTTGTTTACAGTTGCCGATGGATTCTGGAAGCGATTGTTTGCAATAATTACAGATAATGAATCTCAGAAAACAGCAATTGCGGCAAATTCGCAAACAACGGCAGCCCTTCAAAAATCGAAATTATTAGAATCCGGTGTTGCAACGGGCATAGTAGACTCCATGTTGATGGAAGCAGACCCAAGAATTTCTACCCTTGATGGGGCGGCTATTTTTATGACAAAATCATTGGCAGACGCATTGACGCAAGATGTGAAGAAGACTTACAGCACGATAATGCCGTGGGAAGTTATCTTCGATGGTGTTCAAATGGCGCAATACAATGGTGTTCCTATTTATTCCGTATCGATTTGGGATAGAATGATTCAAAAATATCAAAATGATAAGACGAAGTTGAACATTCCTCACCGAGCTGTTTACACTTCGCCGAAGAATTTACTTGTGGGGGCTCCCGGAGAATTGATTTCAGATTTGGATATTTTCTTCAATCGTGAAAAACGACAAACTCAAATTTATTCGACAGGAGACCTCGGTACTTTAATCGCAGAAGATGAGTTAGTTCAAGTAGCATGCTAAATAATTTTTTAAGAAAGGAAAATGAAATGGCAACAGACTGTGTTAGTTTGATTTCGGCAGGAATAGTTCCAAACTGTAACGATCCTATTACAAAGGGGTATGAGCACAAAGGAATAATTATTAACTGGGACGACATCGATTTTACGGCCACCACCTTTTCTGGTGCGAATACGATTTCCGACCTTGTTCTAAAAGACGGGAAAAAGGCCTATGAAATCGTTCAAAGAGGAAATACGCCATATACAGGATCTACCTCTGAACTGGCCGTTGGAACAATTTCCAATACGGTAACTAAAAATGTCCAATTTACGATATTGAACAAAGGTCCCAAGATTGCTGAAACAGTGATAGACCCCTTGTTCAATGGTAAGTATGTCGTGATTCTCGAAAACACATGGAAGAATCTTAGTGCCACACAAGGTGCGAAGGGAGACAGTTCCTTTGAAGTTTTCGGTATCAAACAAGGCATGTTCGCAACGGCAGCGACTCGTGACCCGTATAGCTCGGATACACAAGGTGGCTGGCAGGTTACCATGACTGAAACTGAAAGCCCTGTGGCAGAAGTTTATTTGTTCAAGACCAGTTATGAAGCGACGCTGGCGATGATTAATTCGTTGGTTAATCCTTCTTAAAGTCTATGACCTATGAAGAAGCGATGAAATTATCCTCCGAGTTGATAGGGAGAATAAACTCCCTATCGCAGGAGGATCATCGAACGATCGAGAAACTCTATAAAGAATCCTTGAAAAAAGAAGTTCGGAAATGTAACTGCAAGGACAAGCATAGAGACGCATTGATTGAAACATTCACTTATTTAAAAAGGAACAAGAAGATGAAAGAGAAATCGAAATTTGTATTAAAACCCGGAGCTGTGATTCAAGTGTTCGGTGATCCACGTGTTTACACGAATGAGAACCTTACCGATGATATAGCCAAAGAATATCTGACCAATAACCCCGGCTTGCGAACCATGTTTTCTGTAATCCCTGACGAGTTCTATGAATCTAAAAGCCGTAAAGGAGCCTCAAAAGAGGATTAACACGAATTATCTGAGTAGCCTGAATATACAGAGCTATGGTGAAGATAATTTGTATCCCAATAAATTAGCCGAGGTGGTAGCATCGTCGTCTATCGCCTCCGGCTGTTTGTCTCGCTATGCAGATTTCATAGAAGGGAATGGATTTAACTCTCAAATAATTTCAGACTACAAAATCAACAAAAGCGGAGATACACTAGATGACTTGTTGGGATTGTTAGCAAATGATCTTGCAAAGTTCGGAGGTTTTGCAATACATGCCAATTATGACGTATTAGGAAAGATTCGCAACATTCATCATATCCCCTTCATTACAACGAGACTTAAAGAGCCAAACGATTACGGTAAAGTGACAGAAATAGCCATTCACCCTAACTGGACGGGTGATGAGACTAGGAATGGGAAACGAGTTCGAGTCAACAAGTCGAACATTAGTTTCATTCATGTTTTCGATCCCAATTCTGCAATTACCGAAATTGAAGAGGTTGGGATAAATGATTATAAGGGGCAGGTGTTATGGTATTCGAGGAATGGCAACATGGTTTACCCTCTTCCGGTGTATGACCCTGTTATCACGGATATGAGTACAGATGAAGGACTTGCCAATGTACGTTATCGCAACGCCCGGAATAACTTCTTGCCGAGCGGGGCATTGATTACAAGGAAAGGAACAGATATTCAAGAGAATTATTTTGACGATGAAAGGAGATCTTACGGACATGAGAGTTACGAAAGTGAATATTCTCCTGTGTTGAAAAACTTGCAGGGAGACTTTAATGCCTGCAAGATAGTAGAGATAGAGATAGGAGCTGACGAGCAATCTCCTGAATTTATAAGTTTGTCGACCAACAATTATGATAAGGAATTTACCGTAACGGCGGATAGCATAATAGATAATATCTATTCAGCATTCAACCAAGAAGCATTTTTGGCAATAAGAAAAGGAAAGCTCGGCTTCTCTGGTGATATATTGGCTGACGCTTATTCCTACTATTCGGGTAAGGTAACCAAAGAGCAGAGGGCAATATCGAGAGCCTTGTTATCTATATTCAAGAATTGGTATGAACAACCATTCGGAGAACTCACGTCTGATACTTTTAAAATACAATCGATGTTGTATGGCAGCACTAATAACACCAACTGATATATCGACATTGGCAAGGCCTTGCTATGCAGATAAGGAAATTGCAAATAAAGCGATAGACGAGGCGATAGATATAGACATTCGCTATCTAGTAGGAGATACTCTATTTCAGAAGATAATGCAGAGTAAAGATACAATATTACTAAATGGAGGTTTGCATAAATCGAAGAAAGGAGAAGATCGCATTATCGGAGGGTTGAAGAAGGCTGTTGCCTATCTGGCCTATTCACGTGTCGTAAAATTCGGTAATAGCTTGCCGACGAGGTTTGGAACTATGAATAACAACGATGCCTATTCTTCGCATACAGAATTAAAGGAACGACAAATGATAGCCGATGATACTTATTCTATCGGATTGAAATATATAGAGGAAGTATTGTACTATATTAATGATTCGGAAGAATGCTGTATCTGCAAAAAGCCAATAAGCAGGCGTAGCATATTTAAGATTATAGGAGATTGATCGATGAGTGACAAAAAGTACGAAGAGAAATACTCGTGGGAGGATATTAAGTTTACCATTGGCTTTGATGACAAGAACGGGAGCCCGATCGATGCCGAGACGAAGAAGTTTAAGTTCATCTACAAGGACGAGGCCGGTTGTTGTTGCGAAGTGAGCTACGACGGGAAGACACGTAAGAACTGTGTGTTCCGTGACGGCGTGCTGTACGGCATATTCAATTCCGGGACTTTCCGCTATGGCTTGCTCACGGTCGAGAGGCACTACTGGATAGAGGATGCCGATTTCGATGACGGCAAATGGGACTATGGCGATGTTTACAAAACCAATATAATCATCAAGTGATATGGCAGATAGTGATTGCATAATCGTTCATGAGCAGGTGGTAGTGCCCGATGCCGCCGTGGTGGAGGAAATGGTTGCCTTGCCCGGTGAAAAAGGAGACAAGGGAGACCCTTTTACCTACGACGATTTTACGCCTGAGCAAATCGCCGAGCTTCAACGCCCTGCGACAGAGGCGGCGGCAGTCGCCAATCAAGCGGCTGAAAATGCCAATAAAGCAACCTCGGATATAAAGGTTCTCAGCGACAGGTTGACGGCAGAAGAAGCGAAACGGGAATCTGCTGAAAGCGGCCGTGCCTCGGCGGAGAGTGAGAGAGCCGAAGCGGAAGTTCTAAGAGAGACGAGTTTTTCCCAAATGCAAACTACGCTCGAAGGGCTTATTACTGATACCCGCACAGCCACATCGAACGCTAACACGGCGGCGGGAAATGCGGAGAATGCCGCAACGGAAGCGAACAACTCGGCAACTCTCGCTAATGAGGCCGCCGATAAAGCGAATCAAGCGGCTCAAAATGTAGATGGTCGTGTGACAGCTCTCGAAGGAAAGGCATCAGAGGTCTATGAAAACTACGATGCTATTGAAGCAAGTGGCGAGACCAACCCGAATAAAATATACATTGACGGCGAGACTTTGCACTCTTATGTGTATAAGAATGGGGAGTTTGTGCCTTTTAGCGGTCAAGAAGATGGTACAATATCAATTCAAAGATGTATTGATTTGTCAGAATTTGGACCAAGTGTTACAGGAGTTTATAGATTTGATGATACTGGGTATTATATTATAACTACAAATAATTTCACAAAGACAGATTTATATTTCAAAAAGATATACACTGTAAACATTTCTAATACATCTAACAGGGTGGAGTCTGGTGTAATGAGAAATGTGCTTTGTAAAATAGGCAATAAAATATTTTTTGCAACTTGTTGGTTTGCAAAGCTTGTCTATATGTATGATGAAGAAACAAGTGAAGGTAAATATCTTGACAACCCCGAAGGACTTCAACATTATGGGGCTGTATATGCTTATGATAATAAAGTATATTACTTTCATAGATATGATAAACCACATATATATGTGTATGATGCTGATGGGAATTTAGTTACAAATAAAGCCTATGATTATAAGTACATAAAAATAACAGATGGTATAGCCTTTACAAAAGATGGGTATAAAGTAAATCTTGAAGATTTAACTTTTGAAAAACTTACATTTCCAAATTTGGGAGGAAATATAAACTTACTATACGTTTTTTCAAATGGCAATATGATTTGCAATATGAGTAATATATCAAATAAAAATAATACAACAAGTTATAATTTTGGGGATATAGGCAATGTGCAGGAATATGGGTATTGTATAAATGTAGATGACAGATTAACAGTAGCATTTACACATAATGGAAAGTATGTTTTCAGATACCCTTATGGAATATTAAATTCAACTTTTAGAGGGGTAGATGCATATATAGTTTCGCAAAACAATATATGGCGTCAAACAAATTATAAAAACTTTGTTTATAGCACCACAAAAGGTAATGTTTTAATAATTGAAGACGTAAGCAGATATGATACATATTAAATTAGACGGTGTAAAAGTCGAAACCATCTATTATGGAAAATATAAAAAGGAGAGATGTATAGAGGTAGAATCTATCCCATCTCCCGAAGAGATACCCGGAAAAATACCCGTGATGTATTACCGGAACGGGGCGATAGTCTATGAGTATGAACCTATCCCAGAGATACCAATAGAAGAGGAACAGCCTATTCCCGAGATGACATATGAAGAGCAAGTAGTAGCAAAGATTCGGGAAAGATACAGCGTAGACGATGAACTGGCCATACTGCGACAGCGGGACACGAAGCCCGATGAGTTCGAGGCTTATAACGCCTATGCTGAATCCTGCAAAGGAGAAGCTAGATTGTTAATCGAAAAACAGAAACATTGATATGGGAGGGATAAACGAGGCTACGGAGGTAGCCAGAGGGATAAGCGAACAGGGGTTCTTGGTGATGACCGCAGCATTCTTCTTGGTGTTGTCGGCCATGATGATGGTGGCCTGCTTCAAGTGGTTCAAATCGATTATCACCAAGAGTATGGAGGATTACGGAGAATCCCTGAAAGAGCTTATTGAAAAAACGAACGACCAGAATAATATGTTGTCCGACATATCGGAAGGTCTGAGACCGGAAACGCAGCTTCGGATAAAGAACATATCGAACGTGTATTTCGATTTGGCCGTCGAAAGGGTTTGCAGAATCATCAAGAAGGTCAGGGACGAGAACCATATCGCCGACAAGGAGAAAACCTCCGGTAAGATACATACTTTGTTGACGAACCAGTACGAGGACAGGAACAGCCGTTTCGATTACTTTACTTATCGGGGTAAACGTCTTTCATGTTATACCAATCCCGAATGGATAGAATGGGTGGCAGAAGTAGTTACAAGCGAGGTGTATTCTGGGAATGTGAATAACGGGCGGGCATATACGAATGTAGTTTCTGTCTATGACCGTATCAAGCTCGATTTTTATCACCGATTAAATAACGAATAATATGAAGAAAATTTTGGAGAGAATCAAAGGGTTGTTATTGTCTATTCCCCACGACAAGCTGCTGCATTTTATCGCAGGAGGTGTCATCGCCTCTTTCTTCGCCATCGTAATAGGTGCGACGGCGGAATATTGTGTGCTGTTCTCTGCCATAGCGGGCTGTATCAAGGAGGCTGTCGACGAGTGGAGGAAGCCGGGGGCTTGGTCGTATGCCGACTTGCTGACGACCATTTTGGGCGGGTTTCCCATACAGCTGTTTGTATGGATTGCGTGAAAGATTGAATGATTTATAACCCGGCGACGGGAAAGCGTTCTTTGACTTCTTGGAATCACCGTTTGATTTATCGTAAAAAAGTATAAGAATTGGTTGCATGTTACGATATTTTTTGTTACTTTGCAACAAGATGATAAGCGATACCTATAAATACGATAGCGTTACGGTTGCAAACTATATCATTGCGTTTGCTAACCAGAATAAGTTTTTCATTAACATGACTAAGCTTCAAAAGTTGTTGTATATAGCTTATGGAGTATATCTTTACGTAAAGAACGAACGCTTGACAAACGAGCACCCTCAGGCTTGGCCGTATGGTCCGGTTTTCCCGACCACTCGAAATAAATTGATAAAAAAGGATTTTTCAGAAATTTCCCTTTCTGATGAAAACCTTGAAAAAATAGCCCGTGATTCCGAAATGGAATCTCTGATGAAACTGGTCTTTGGCAGCTATGGTTCTAAAACTGCCGCCTATCTGACGGAATGGTCTCACAAGCCCGGTTCTCCGTGGGATAGGACCGTTAAGCAGCCTTCATTCAGTTGGGGGGATAGAATCCCGGATAGTTATATCCAAGAGTATTTTAAGACACTAATTTCTCCCAAAGCATGACTAAACAGAAAGATTCTTTTAGCGGCTTGGATTTACGTAGTGAGAATGGTGTCCATATTTCTCCAGACTCAAATTTGGGCGATATAGACGACAAGAATTTATCCGAACAAATACGGGAGCGATATTCACAAGATACACAATTTCGTAAACATTTGGCCAGATGGGTCATGTGGATTATCCCCATATGGTTATTCATAGTAATTGCCATTCTTGTATTTTGCGGGATCGGATTATTTTCATTGGGACCGGAAATATTGATAGCTCTACTGGCTACGACAACTATCAATGTATTAGGTTTAGCCAATATCGTATTAAAGGGTATTTTCCCGAACAGAAAAAAATAAACATTGCTCACATGGATACAAAAGGTTCATTCCCCTATGTCCAGAACTCGTCCGATACGGATTCTCAACCTCCGATACCGGCTGATTATTCTCCAAAATTCGATGAAAGTTATTTAAATTCTTTAATCGAAAAGGCTTATCCTCGTCTAAAAGATGTCGACCCTGTACAATGGCTCGATGAATTGAGGAGAGAGGATTGATAATGCCTTCGGCCTACGTTTGTCCCATTTTCAATAACGGATAAGCCTAACCCTAAGGCTACTCTCTCATACATTCGTTACAAGCGGTGATTCTAAAAAGTCACCGCTTTTTTTGTCGCCAAAAATGAAGAATGGATATGAAATACTTCACGATGAAAGAACTCACAAAGAGTTCGACGGCCGATAAACTGGGTATAGACAATACCCCTACTCCCGAAGCGTCTGTTGCGCTGTCGAACCTTGTCACCCATGTTTTAGACCCCTTGCGGGAGATGTACGGGAAGGCGATAACCGTCAATTCGGGCTATCGTTGTCCCAAACTCAATGCCGCCGTGGGTGGTGCGAAAAACAGCCAGCACATGAGGGGTAATGCGGCGGATATAACGGCAGGGAGCAAGACGGAGAATAAGAAACTGTTCGAGCTTATACGGGATAACCTTCCCTTCGACCAGCTTTTGAATGAGAGCGATTACAGTTGGGTGCACGTGTCTTATGTGTCGAAATCGAAGAACCGGAAACAAATACTGAGCTTATGAGACATGTACCTCTTTTCATCATTACTATTTTGCTAATGTCCGCAATATGGTCTTGCCGTTCGGTGAAGTATGTGCCTATTCCTTCGAAATCAGATATAAAAGATTCTGTAAATATAATCGATTCTCTGATTCTACGCTATGAAACAAGAACGATAGATTCGATATTTATCAAGGATTCAACTGTCATTGTACAGGATAATGAGGGGAATGTAATCAAGGAAAAGTACTATCGTGAAACGGAGCGATATAGAAGCCTTGAAAGAGATTTTAACGAGCTTAAACGGAAATATGAAGAATTGAAAAAGGAGAAGACGGACAGCATACAAGTACCCTACCCCGTCGAGGTAGTAAAGTACAAGACTCCTCAATGGTGCTGGTGGACACTCGGTGGCATTGTCTTGCTGCTTGTCCCTTACATCATGAAATTGATAACAAAATTGAAAGGACTGGGTTTCTTGATATAATTTGATTTACGACTCCTTCCGGGGCTTCGGAGTATAAAGAGGAAAGCCTCAATCTCTTGCTGCTCTTCCAAAACTAACAAGAGACAACATCACGGGGAATGTTACGAGGCTTTCACAGCCTTTAAACAGGAACGTGATGTTTTTTATTGTGTCAACAATCTATAATTTAACAAATATTTAAAAAGGCAAGAGATATGAAAACCAATGAAATCTTTGAACACGTCTTGCAAATCGTTTGCGAGGAATGTGAGCTGTGTTACGGCGAATTGATTAACGGTGCGAACAAAAATGCGGTCGACGCACGTTGCCTGCTCATCTGTGCGTTGGTATCGCTCGGCTTCTCCGAGGAGAACACCGCCGCTTATCTTTCCATGACCAGACAGGGAGTGAACAAATTGAAAAACAGCCTGAAACAGCGGTGTTCGGGAAGTTTTATTCTGACAACGACAAATCAACGGGTCAGCAACAGGATAGCCACCGAAATCCGAGGATAGCAACGGCAATAGCCATACGTTTGTATGCGGCCGATATTGGCCGTAACCATCAATTATATCTATATGGAAAGAACGTATGTTTTCAATCAAGAGCCCAATGGTGGCGGAAGCAAGTTCGACATCATGGCTTTATTGCCCAACCTGATGGGCGGTAAAGGGGTCGATCCCGGACTCTTGGCCCTTCTCAATCAGGGAAGGAACAATCAGGACGCTTGGGGCGGAGGCATGTGGTGGATTTGGATTATCCTGCTGTGGTTCTGCTGGGGCGGTAACGGATTCGGAGGTTTTGGCAACCGGGGCGGGCTTCCTGCCGAGTTGAACGGCGATGTCGGACGTGAATACCTGATGTCGGCCATTCAAGGGAACGGTAATGCCATCAACCAACTCGCTTCGTCCTTGAACTGCTCTACCCAACAGTTACAATCCGCCTTGTGCAACATTCAGGGCTTGATTCAGGGTGTCGGCAACCAAGTGGGCATGTCCGCACAACAGATCATCAACAGCATTCAATCGAGTAATTGTACGCTGGCGACTCAAATCGCAGATTGCTGCTGCAAGACGCAAAACGCAATCGAGAGACAAGGATACGAAACTCGTATCGCCACCTCGGAACAAACCCACTCCCTCGTGGACAGCGGCAATGAGAACACTCGTGCCATTTTGGCGAAGCTGGATTCTATCCAAACTCAGGCTTTACAGGACAAGATCACCGCTTTGACGGCAGAGAAGGCTACTTTGGCGGCTGAAATCTCCCAACGGAACCAGAATGCGACCATTCTCAATGCGGTAGGGCAACAGATTGCTCCCCTAGCTGCCGGTTTGCAGGCTCTCCAAAGCGATGTGGACGGCATCAAGTGTAAATTGCCCAATACCGTTCCCGTGGTATATCCGAACATTCAGGCTGTAAACACGGACTTGTACCGGGCTGCCGCTTATGGAGCTTATGCGGGCGATGTCGCATACGGGCGTAGCGGTTACGGATGCGGTTGCAACAACTACTGGGGTTAATTCCAGTAAGAAAGGAGGTATATATGTGGCCTAACTTTTTTACAGGGTTTCCCTTTCCGTTCCCGACGCTGGGCAGAGTGAATTACAACACTCTTCCTACGGTGGCGGTGACGGTCGGCACGGAGAACGTGACTTTGGAACTTCCAAACCATGCGTTCCGTAACAGGGACTATGTGGGAGGATTCTATATCAATCTCCGTCAGGAGATACCCGCCGGAACGACCGCAACGCTTCCCATTCTCATCGGGACGAATGGGGACACGAGACCTCTGCTGGCTTACAACAACGAGCCGGTGACGGTAGAGAATATCGCTGGTACGGGGATCTATGAAATCCATTACAACAAGTACACCAACGAAGTGTACCTTGTCAACGGTGGGTACAGACCTACTACGGCGACGGCGGCAACCAACGTCGCTGCCAAAAGCAAATAATTAACCGGGGCTGCCTTTTATCGGGCAGTCCCATTAAATCAAAAAACTATGTTTCAGAATCTTCGAGCAAACAACCAGTTATTTATCCTTCATAAGGACGAAAATCCCTTAGTGGATATAGGCTCCGTCGTCAGCGTTTCGGCTGCGAAGCCTAAGTACCCCATGCCGACACCTATCGGTCAGATACCCCAGATGGAAATGGTGGTGGACGTGGTGGTCTGTGTGAACGGGCAGAACACCACGTTCCAGAATTTGCCGGCAGGGGCGGACATCGCTGACTTCGGGCAAAACGGCAACATCGTCATATCTTGTTCCAGAGAGGCCATGAACTCGGAAGTGTCGGCTATCCGGCAAAAGAGCTTGGACGAACTGAACCGGCGTAATTACCACGAGAACGTGATTTCCGGGTGCGACAAGATATTGACAATTTTGAATCCCGAATTTGCGGAAAAGCAAAGGCAGGAGCAGGAGATTGCCACCCTCAAAGGGCAGATGTCCGAAATGAGCAGAAGCATGGCCGACCTAATGGCCATGAACAAGAAACTGATGGAACAGCTCGGTGTTGCTGAAACTAAAAACAAAAAGTAATATGGGAATGTGGTCAATATTAGAAGAAGGCCGTGGATATGAAGGATTCAATGAACGCGGCGGTAGAGAGCTCGAAATGGCCTACAAGGAAGGTTGCGAGCACGGCTACAAGAAAGGCTATGAAGCTGCCATGCGGGAAATGCAGGGCGGCGATATGGGCTTCCGTGGCAATAATGGCGGCAGTTACGGCGGCGGGAATTATGGCGGAGGTTCTTCCGGTGGAATGAACAACCGTTATGCTCCCGGTTATCCTCCTTCGTACTATGACGAAATGGGGGAACGCAGACGCAGACGTGCCAACGGCGAGTTCTATTAATCGGGAGGGGAGAAATCCCCTCTCTTTTCAAAAACATAAAAAAGCAGTGTTATGAACCAACGATTAGACATTTATGATATTTTCCCCTCCGGCATGACGGAGTACCTTTCCCGATACGGCTGGCACTTCTCCAAGAACATGTGCGAGTGGGCGGTTTCCAGAATGAAGGCCGAAAACAAGGCCACCGGAAAGAAGGAAGAGATAAAAGCCCTTTCGAAAGAAGACGTGGAGGTCATCTTGACACAGGCGGGCGTGAAGTTGGAAAAGGCCAAAGGGTACGACCATGTATTTGTCGCCAATATGGGTAAGGCCGACTATTTGAAATCATCGATTCCCGACGATACCCATTTGGCTCTGTTTGTAAAGGACTATATCGACGACCCTGACGGTTACGACGGGTTGCCATTTACACGTTTCTATGCCGACTGTATAGGTTCGGGTACTCCGATCATGTGGGAAAATATGTTATAAAACATGATTGTTCAGGATTTCTACATAGCGAAATACGACTGGCACGTAAGGGTTTTTTACGCCGTTACCACCTACTGGACAAACACCATACTCCGGGAGCTGGAACGGATAGGTTGTACAGGGAGTAATCTGGAAAATGCTTTCAGAAGTTTGTCGTCCGGTAACTTGAATACAGGACTTACCTATTCCAATTTCGAGCATCGACGGACGGTGATGGTAATTGCCATGACGACGAGTCCCGAACAGTTCCAAAACTCTTGGGACCATGAAAAGGGGCATTTGTGCAGGCATATATCCCGGACGTTCGGCATTGACCCTTACGGGGAGGAAGAACAGTACCTTCGGGGATATATCGGGCAGAAGATGTTCCCCGTGGCGAAGAAGTTCCTATGTGAGTGTTGCAGAAATAAATTAATTCGGGAAATACATGGAGATAGCTAAAATCATACAAGCCATCTGTTCCGGAAAGTCGAGGAAGGAGGTCTATAACCTGCTTTCGCCGGAAGAGAAGGATACCTTGAATCGGTTTGCCGATAACGGTCTTTTGAACAGGAGAATGAGGCGAAAATTTCAAAGGAATATTCGGAAATGCAAATGATGAACAGGGAAATGCCGGGGTGAGAAGCTCCGGCATTCGTGTTTAATTCTATGTCAATCATTTTTGCGGAAAATTTTCCACATCATTCGTTTTGTTAAATATTGATAAATCATAAAACATTTATACTATAATATTTTGTATATACAATAAAATGTAGTATCTTTACCATGTAATCAAAAACAAACAGTAACCAATTAAAATAGAGTCATGTTACAGAAAGGTACAGAACAATACAAAGAAGCTCAGGAATTATCCAACAGACTTCAACAGATTGCTAACTATGAAAGATGGAATAATAACAATTCGTATGAGTTGCATTTCAACCCGTTCTATCGGTTTTTAAACGAAATAATCAAGTTGAATGTGTTTGCCTCCAATGTGGCCAAAACGATAGATGAAAAATGCACTTATCCGAGTTTCAAGATTGCCAACATGTCGAGTAAGCAAGCATGGATACTTGCCTGTGCGGCGATTGAGAATAATATAAATCTTGAAGATTGTTATACACCGGTATGGGCCAAATGACTTTAAATAAAAATTACTTATATATGGAAACGAAAAGAACAATGGTATTATCATTTCATGTTTGCCGAGGTGGCAGATTCTTTAACCCCGGTCATGTTGAATTTGTCGGAGAAGAAACATTCTCAGATGTGTGTAGCATGTTGTCAGATCGCTTGTTCACGAAAGACAGGGACGAGCATGGGAGGTTCTGCAAACCCTATATTGCAGACGAAGTGGGCACTGTCGTTAGTGAGGACGACGAGAACGGAAGAACAGGAGAGATAGACTTCGATGGTGATTATGACAGATATTATACTATCGAGATAGAGGATATAGACGACCTCAGCGACTCGGAATTGGAAGCCATAAGGGAGTATAAAGGGTATATAAGCGAAGATCTTGAACATCTTGTTAAAGTCGATGACGACGAGGAAAACGAGGAGGACGAAGAATGAAAAGGGAATTTCCACTATTCATTGTAGACCATAACCGGGCGCACAAGTTCGGAGAAGTCGACTTCATATACTGCTCGGACATAGACAATGGATTCATCGCCAAAGTCGAGTATATAGACGGTATTGTCGAGGAAGTCGGAGAGGATTACCGCATAGAGCCCGGATTGTCAGGATCTAATATTTCCGCAAAGATAAGCATTAAGCGTATTACAGGTAAAAATCCTGATAAGACTAAAATACGGGGGCTTTTAAAACAGGCTATGAAGTATTATACATCGCTATCGACATT